CACTATCCGGACTTACATTATAAATTTCAACATTCATTTTTTTAGCATCTTCTGCAATCTTTGGAAACCCTGCTAAATGTTTGTTAAACGGTGGATGAGGTACTTTTTGCATCTGGTTTTTCTTGTATAACTTATGCCAATGCTGCACATTCTTTTCATCCAGCTTCATATCAAACCCCAACAGAAATACCCGTTTAGCACCAGCGTTAACCGCTATACTAATTGCCGCACTGCCACTATTATCATTCCAACACACCCTTGAACTATCCTCAGAAATACCGTGTTTTTTAGCATCTCTTTTTAATGTTTTTACCCATGCGTATTTTCGTGTTGAACTGTTAGAAGAAACTTTCAGGTGCGGAAATTTAAACAGTTGATCTTTATTATCAGTAAAAAATCCACTATCCCCAAAAAAAACCATATCCATCCAAGTTCCTATTAAATAAGCAGCATTAATACCAATCACGTGCTTATCATGTATTGGTTGGAAATAAGGAGAGTATGCTGATACTGGTAACTTTCTACTCAATACTTTTTGCACAATTTCATTCGGTACTTGAAACTGCTGCACAACAGAAGCCCCCCCTCCAAGTATCCAAACATCCCCTTCTTCCCATATCTTAGGAACTTTCCAATCCATTTTACAGGCTTTTTAAGAGTTCATCAGCCTGATCCTTTCTCAATGCCTTTTCGTTTAAAGGTTTGCCATCTGCATTCACTACATCATACCAATTATTCCCACGTTCTTTCAATGTATAATTAGATGATACAGGTTCATTTTTATCCATCTCACTTTCAGGAATAGGGTCTAAAGCCTGTAATGAATTAAGGAATTTTTCAGGAATTGTGTCTTTACGTGCTGTAAATATCTGGCCGGGTTTAATGATATGGTTGCCTAAACGCAAACTGCCCCCACCTAACTTTTTCCACCGAATCGCACCATCAGTATTTTTTACTTCGGCTTTAATTGGTTCTATTCGTTTGGCAGGTTCAAACCTTTTATTTCTTACTCTTTTTGCCATTTTGATTAATCTTAAAAATTAAAAAATCTACTTGATTAGTAGGATTAACATAAATTAAGTAGTTGACATGTGAACAATTCCACAAGCACCGTTCTGATCTGAACGAATTTGAGGAACCTGAATAGTCAACACTTTGTATTTGTTAATGAAACGACCTTCAGTCTGCCATTCAACATTCTGCAAACCTAAACCGTTAATCAACCTAACAGTACCCGGTTTCATTTCAATCATTACAGCGTTATCCGCTGGTAAATGGTCAGCTACTTTGATTTCATCAATACCAGCAATTTTCAAAATACGTTCCCGTACAGTAGTTCCCGGAGTAGTTGCATCATAATCACCATCCAAAGCAGTTTCCCAAGCAGTAGGAATGTAAATACTCCACGGGCCATAATGTTTAGCATTAATAGATGTTTGTTTTGCATCCAAAACATCCTGAACAATATCAGCACCGGTTTTACCACTTACATCCCATGCAGTTACAGTTAATTCATTCCTATCAGGAAAGTTGATATAACTGTAAATACTGTTACGTGAACGGGTATCCGCTTCACCATAACTGTAAGTAGTATCGGTAAACAACATATCTTCCAACTTTTCAGCTACACGCCTTGCAGCGTTTTCAGCCAAAGTTACATCAATACCATTACCCATATTCCGGCTTGCATTCAAAGCCCTTACGTTAATTTCATAATCAACATGGATTATCGGAATAGGTATGTAGTTGTGTTGGAAATTAGGACGGTCGTTTTTAGACCGGGTAACTCCATCCATCGTGATATCTGCTTCCAGTACATCACCTACATCATGCCATTCCAAAATGGTTGTTCCCATTGGATTACCAAGATTGTAAACCAGACCTTTTGAAGTCAGGTCATTTACCCCGGTCAACCTATCACGGGCAACATTCATTACAGCCTCATCTAAGGCTTTCCATTCATCCCTACGCAAAGTAGCATTAGTCTGAATAGGCACTACACGGTAATTTTTAGGGTTTTTAGCCCCTTTACCGTTGTAAAGCGAAATATACGGTTTACCATCCTCCGCAATAAAAGGGCGCATAGCACCTACATCCATCCGCTTATCCGCAGCAAGCATATTTGCTACAATTCCTTGACCACCGTTAGGGGTCATTAAGTCAACACTTACGTTATCCATAATTTATTTCCTCCTTTCTTTTATAAAATTCTTACTGCACAACGTCCAATAGCTGCATCGTCAGAATCAACCATATCCAAATCCTCAAGAGCCACACCCACTACACTACTCGGAAACTCATCCAAAGCAACAGAACTGTTAGTAGTCCCTTTTAGTTTACCTGTACCATCAGATACAAGAAAATCACCTGTGGTAATCTCTTCATCATCAGCAATGTTAGCAAATACCTGTTCTCCACGTACAGCTACCCATACCTGAATCTTAGCACTTACAGCGTAATCATCATCGATATCTTTACCCTGCAATTCATCTTCCAATGCAAACATAGGCAATACAGTTCCACTATCAGTAGAATGTGCCTGTACTAATCCATCACTGGTTAATTCCAGCAAAGCCCCCGGAGTAATTGCTACCGTAGTTGCGGTGTACTCTTCAATTACATCAAGATACTTTTTTAATTTAATCGTGTTCTTTTCCATAATAAATATCCTCCTTTCTTAATTTTCAAATTCAATTCCCGGTATTGGCATAGGGGCAATCTCTGATTTATCATCATTTGCACCAGCACCAACATAAACACCTCCTGTTTGGGTTGTTTTCTTGACTGACTTTTCAATTTTTTCCAAAACGTCAAGTTTCATTTCACCCAAAGTTTCCTCAGTCCAAACATCCTTTTCAGTATTTGCAATGATAGCATCAATTACTTCTTTACGTTTGGCATTGTAAATTTCCAGCCCTTTTTCATACTGTTCTTTTCCAATACCCAAAACTTCCAGTGCTTTTTCTTTAGTCACCGGTTCCGGTTCTTTGTTAACCTGCACAACTTTTGGAATCATTTTATCCAGTTTGTCTTCGGTCAATCCTTCCAACCACTCCTTATCGTTTTCGTCAAAGTGTGTATTGGCATTCGTAATTAAGGCCGCAGCCTTTTCTTTACAAGGTTTACACATAATTTTTACCTCCTCTTTTTTATTAACAGTTAAATCCTCTTTAATCGGTTCACCCACTAACTCAATCATATTATCAGTTAGTGTAAATTCCTGCTTGTAAGTAACATCTCCGTCATCACCAGAAATTGTATAAGAATAAAATCTTTGTTTTACTGATGTATCGTCTTTATTCAAATTTTTAAAAATTTCACCTACATTCACATCGTTTCCTCCTTCCTTTTTACTTTGTTTATTTACTCGAACCCCACAACCATCCATTACGCTACACGCACCAACCTCTCCGGGCAAGAGAGCGAGATGATCCGGTTTGTAATTACTGGCCGTTGAATTGTATTTTTCATTATTCCAAACACCTTCTACATTATCTTCATCCGAAAATAATCCTACACTTACCTCTAAAACTTCACCTGATTTAATCGCTGATAAAGTTTCAGGGGATAAAGCTACTAATTTTTGGGTATCCAACCACGCTTCAGCACGAAGTTTATCCCCTTCCATTCTGGAGTTACTGATATGCCCCACACCCCAATCATTTAAAATCTGTTCTGAATTAGCAGAAACATACTCATCACCCACTTGTGGATGTGAAATAGTTACAGGCAATCCATCCCATCTTCCCGCTGATTTACTTAATTCCTCAGCCGAATGAAATATAGCACCCCTGCTGCCACTATGCACACCCTCTACCATCATTACTACTGGGACTACCAAATACTCTTTTCCCTGCCAGTATTTAGTTTCAACAATATATTGTTCCACTTGTACCTCAGTATTCACAAGTACCTGTTCCATTTCTAATTCTACTTTCTTTTTAGTCATTTCAATTCCCTCCTATCTTAGTTTTAACGATTGGAAGTGCGATACATCTGCAATTATGCACAACTACACCTTTAGCTATGTATGATTCATCTTCTTCTACACTAAAGTTATAAAGCATTCTTTTCTTTTTTAATTTCCACCTCTCAATAGCTTTAACTTTCCAACCTACTGTTGAATACTCCCCCGTATGATTACCAACAACCCTCAATAATTCATCTTGTATTTCATCCATACAAAGGTCTATCTTTTTATCAGAATACCTAAGTACAAACCATCCTTCTTTCTCTATTCTTCTTTGACGAATCAAATCACTCTTTTTATCCCTATGCCAGTATTCCCCATCACATTCAATCACAATTCGTAATGATGGAATTGCAAAATCTACATTATACCTTAATATTGAATGTTGAAAAGTGTAGTCAATTCCTATTTTATCCAGTAAATCAGCCATTTTTTGCTCAATACGAGTTTTTCTATTACTCTTTCTAAATTGAGCCATTCTCGTATTTATTCTTAACTCAGGATTTTTTTCTAAAGTTTTAACCAACGACATCCTTGCTTTTTCCTTAATTTCAGGAATGTATATTGGATTATTTTCTTTCATCCTTTTTGAACTTGCCGCTCTATGTTCCGGTAAATTTGTTACTTTTTTTATTTTTTCAAAAAATGCTTCATCCATCCAATTTCCCCATTCTCCATCTTTTACTAACTGACGTACCTTTTCATTAGCGTTTTTAGTAATCGTATCTTTATCACGTAAACCATATTTGTACTGTTTTAACATAGAAACACGATTTTTTTCACTTACATTTCTTCTGTGTTCTGGATCAGCCCATTGTTTATCTGTAATATCTTTACTATTGCAACTATGGGAACAATATTTTTGAAAATAAGGAATTGCTTTTCCACACCTTTTACAAGTATTTCCTAAAAACATTAAATGATCCCCTACTTTAATATCTTTAGCATCTTTCCATCGTCCCCTTTTACCATCCTTTACAGTACGTAGAACAGGATGATTATCTGTAACTGTTAATGTTTTACCAGAATCAAATGTAAATTTTGTAACTTCTGGTAATTGGTCTGGTGTTCTGATTAATGCTGTTACTTTCCTAAACCTTTTTTTATGTGTCAACACTAAATCCCCCACCTCAATCTTGCCAATAGGTTTCCAACCTTCCGAAGTATAAATAGGTGTTTGTGGATCAATAAAACACATCGGATGGACGGGGATTAATGGAAGTATCTCCTCTAAAGTGAATATTTGCCCCTCAAGTGAGGAACATTGCAAACACACTCGTGAATCCCCCGCAGTCTGCCATTCGGCTCTGACCGTCAAATTTCCCACTCCCCAAGTCATATACTCATTTATATTAGCATAATGATGCGCACGAATAATCTCTGTACGTGCAATTATTTCAGCCCTTCGCCTTGCAGGGATAAACCTTCCAAGCGTATCAGTCATTCCCAAATCCCCTGCACCTGAACCATTAATCGCAGCAATCATTCTTCTTGCAAGTACACGTGGGTTAGCCCCTGACATAAACCCCTCTGCAAGTATTCTGGATATATGTTGGTGCATAGCATCAGTAACACCTTTCAATTCATTAAACACACGTGTATAAAGTAAAGCAAGTGCATCTACATGAATAGCAGCAGACATTATACTTGCTAATCCACCTGAACTTGTAATAGTCGGTACACTGTACCCTGCTTTTCTTAATTCCTCTCTTGCACGCGCAATTCCCCTGCTATAAGCATCACGTAAATATTTATCCAGCCAATTCCTTAAATTACTGCCTTGTGGTATTCCGTGTACTTCAAGGATATCATCATTTACAAATTGTTCCAGCCAAAGTAAAAATTCCTGTATTTTTTTATCATCAGAAAGAAAAGCAAAAGCATTTTGCCCCGGTGTACTTTGCATTACAGTTAATCCAAACACATCTTCACCAACCACAGCTTTATTAATTAAAGCAGTCAACGTATTAAATCTACGATTACTTTCACGTACCATTAAATTACGCAAAGTAATAGTATGGGTAGGGTCATACTGCCTTTTAGCATTTACCGTGATATGTTCACAAACTTCACACATTGGCTTTATTTAGCTGTTCTTTTTTAATTACCGTAGCTTCTTCTTCTGTAAAAGCCCTTTCTTTAATTACTTCCTCATCCACTTTATCTATTAGCTCCGCAACCTGTGTTTCATCAAAAGCCAAAAAATGTTTGGCAAAAACATCAGTTGGAATTATTTCTAAAGCCAAACTATTCATCGTGTAATTCTTAACCGTTTCAGACCTGTTTTTTCCCATTTCAACTTTTTCTGCATCTGAAAGACTAAACAGTTTATCCCATACGATAATATAAGGATTACTCGGTTTTGGCAAAACACCTATCTCAATACATTTATCAATAAATGGACGAAGTATCATTGGTTCGTTTTGTTCCTCACGCCTTGAGGTCACATAACTAATCCATTCCTGTTTATCCTGTGCAGAGGATAGTTCCCCACGTTCACTACCTATTAAAATCCTTTTTGGAATACCTGTTACAGAACTTATCATTTGTATCTGCCCGTCAATGTGCGGTAACGGGTCTGCAATCTGTTGTGCAAGGGCATTGTATTTCACACCTTGATTAATCAATACCCTGCGTAAGTTATTTTCAAATTCTGCAATCTGGTCTTGCAAATCATTGTATGCTGCATCAGACATTTGATAATCCGGATCAACCTCACCCGTGTAACCGGGTCTTGCACCTCTCCAAAACATTTCAGCATCACCCCCAACAATCTTTTCAAGGTCAATTAAGCGGTTATAAACAGCTTGTAATCGTGGCGTACCAAATACTTCATTCTCTCCTAAATCTTCCACCAAATGCACTATACGGCTGTAATGAACTACTATTGTCTGACTGTTTACTCCATCAGTGGTATCAATGTTATACAGTTTTGGGAGTCCAAATCTTTCGTTATTTGAATTTTTTTCAAACTCAGCTATTGTAGCATTTTTTTCAGAAATAGGTTTAACATACAATAGTTTTAAACTACCTGTTTTTCTAACTGGGTTTTTAAACCCCTCAATGTTTGCTGCATCATTTAATCCTAAAAACAAAACAGAATACCTGCCAATACCTGTTAATTTATCAGCACGGATAAAAGTGGATTTTAACTGTAATCCATCAAATATCTCCACCCACTTCTTTTCAAATGGCGTTTCTGATTTTTTGATAGTTTCGATTACTTCAATGTGCCCTTTCCACGAAGCTTTTACAGGACGGTCTATCACAGCTTTTGCAATATCCTGCCGAATATACCTTGTCCAATAATCAGTATATGTCATGGTTTTAGGATAACCTAAAGCATTGTAGATATCCCTATCACCTCCGTAAGTATCCACACCAAGTTTAGTAGCAAGCTGTATCCTACCGGCTAATTCAGTAAAAACCTGTAAAATGTTTTTGCCATTTGTTTTTTTAGTATCCTCTTTTGTTGCTTCCATTTCTTTTTATTTTCTAAAAAACACTTTCTACTAACCGTTCTAATTGTTTCTAAGGTGTCTTAGATAATTTTTCAAATTTCTCTATTTCATTTTTTGTTGCTTTCCTGATGATGAAACTATAATCTTCCATCTCGTCCACTGCAGACA